AAAGACGGATCGACAGCAACGCCATTGGATGCGAGCAGCGTGCCGGCGACGCCCGGTGCCGCATTGGTTCCGCCCCCGAGCACGACCGAATGCGGAGGCGCGGCAGATCCCGGCGAGATGCCGAGAAACGACAGCATCTGAACAAGCTTCTGTAGATCGAGAGTGCTGTACATCAGATGCGCTCCCGTTGGCCGCTGCCCTGCTCATGCTTCGGCCAGAACACTTCGTTGGCCGTCAGGTCATGCAGGAAGCGCGGCTTCTCGATCGGCTTCTCCGACTCCGGATTGCGCCAGATGAGCGACATATAGCGGAAGGCGTCGGCCGCGTGCGAGGTCCAGTCGTGTTCCGGCTTGTCGCCGAACATCTTCGCGTCCTCATCCCATTCGCGCCGGTAGTTCTTCAGCGACTCGATACCGAACTCGCAGCGCTCCGCATCGAAATAGACGTGTTTCAGCGTGGCGCGCGCGGCCTGAATGCCATCCTGCACTGACAGGCTCGGCACGATGTACGCCTTCACGTTGAAATCGTTCAATTGCTCGATGGCGGAGCGCGGCGACGCGAAACTCTTCGGCTTCGCATCATGCGGCAACCAGTGCTTGCCGTAGTGATAGGCGATATGGTGAGCATGTTCGGGAATCGGCTCGCCGAGCTTCCATTTCACCGGCTTGCCGTTCTCGCCATACTCCGACACGTCGATCTTGCGACCGTGGATAACCTCGGCGTAATGCTTCGGGTCTTTGCCGTTGGCCTTGTAGTGGTCGATCACGCGGATCTCGCCCCAATGCGTCTGAAAGAACCAGATGCTCGTGTCGTCGGTACGGCCCAAGTCCCACGCGGTGTAGACGGGAAGCGCGGGATCGTGCGGGACATGCGTAATGCGCCCTTCGCGCTCGGCTGCGGCCAGTTCAGCGCCATAGTAGGCACCAAGAATCGCGGCTTCGAAGCTGCATAGCAGCTCCTGCTCGAACATCGCGTTACCCTGGTCCTCGCCAAACATGCTGATGTACTCGGCGCGCTGTTCTTCAAGCTCATCGCGTGAGAAGCGGCCAGTCTTCAGCACATTCGAGACCTCGGCGAACCATTTCGGATTTTTCATCGCCATCTGAAACATGGCGTGCGCGTGATTCTTGCCGCGCGGCGTGGTGATGAAGATGGCCCATCCGCCATTCTCGTCAAGGATCGGCTTCAGATAGGCCCATGCAGCCGGATTGCAGAGCGCCCACTCGGAGAGCACGAGCCCGGCAGGCGGCGAGCCAACAAGCGAGTTGAAATTGTCGCTGCCGAGCACTTGCCACGTCGAGCCGGTGCGGAACTCGATGAACATGTCGTTCTCGCGCGTGCGCTTGCGCAGCTCATGCGGAAAGGCTTCGTCAATGCGTCGCTTTCCAGTGTGCGGATTGATGGCGTCCCAGATGGCCTTACGCGCCTGCGATGCCTGCGGGAGCATATGCCAGTAGCTGGCGATGCGATCGTGGGCAGCAAGGCACGTCCAGTGCAGCGCAACCTCATCCTTTCCCCAGCGACGATGTGCGATGTCGATCGCGCGCGTGCCACCGTTGATGAGGTAGTTCCACAGACGGCCTTGATAGATGCGCGGCGTCCAGTTGTGCGGGATCTCGATCTCACCGGCGGCGGCCACGGCTGCCCCCGAGACGCTCGTCGAAGTGGTCGCGGTCGTCGTTCATTCGCCGTCTCGCCGGATATCGGTGCTTTCCGGCAGTTCCTCAACCGGTGCCATGCGAAGGCGCACGACCTGAAGCGGGCCGCCATTCGGGCCGGTGACTTCCTCGGTTACGTGATCGCCATAGACCTTGCGATTGCGCACCTTCAGCGTCCACTTGCGCGCGTCGATCCTGTTGCGGGCCTTGGGCGCGTCCGTCTCGGTGTCCGCGATGTACTGGATATCGTCGAGGATCGATTGCTCGCCGACGAGATAAGCGGCGTCGTACTGCGCCATGAGTTCGGGCGTGCGCCGGCACCAGCCATGAAACGTGCGCCGGCTCGGCATGCCCTTCATCTCGCAGATTTCACGCACGCTCTTCCCGTCCGCGATCATGTCGCAGATCTTGTCAAAGAGCGCTTGCGTGAAAGTGGATGCGACCATCAGAGCATCCGATACAGCGCTTCGAGCTTCGTCACCAGCTCGCCTTCGGTCACGGCCATGCCGTTGCTGATGCGGTGCAGGATATCGCCGACGTGCGTCTTGAGCGCGCTGGTATCAGCGACAGCGGCGGCTGGTGCAGCCGTGACGTGATCGCGCGCAAGCGTGTAGATCGACTCCAGGTGCTGCGCGATCTTCATGTGCAATGGCGCATCGGATGCCAGGTCCATGGCGACCATCTGCGGCTCAGCGGAACTTGCGACGGTGGGCAACGTGGTACTTGCGCCACCGGCACTCGATGCAGAGACCGGCTCGGCTGTAGGCGCGGCCACAGCCGAGGCAACGTTTGGGACATCACCAGCCGCATCGATAGCAGCGCCAGCGGGCGGTGTGGTGGCAGCAACGTTTGGGACTTCAGCGGTAGCAGCTTCCGTCACAGATGCCTCCGCAACCGCAGGCGCGTTTCCCTGTTCACCAGTACCGGAGATCGTCGCCAGGCTCGTCTCGCTCGTCGCAAGCGTGCCAACAGGGGGCGCATTGGTCGTGACCGTATCGGGCGTCGAATTGGTTTCCGCAGTCGACGCACTGCCTGGGACGTTTCCCGGCGTATCCGGATGGATCAGGTGCTCGACCTTCGCTTCTAGGTCATGGATGGTCTCCATGGCCCTTTCGAGCATGGTCGGCTCGGCGGCCTGTGCTGCGATCTGCGCTGCTGCTTCTGCGACGGGATCAGTCATGGTGCTTCTCCTGGTGGGCGGCGCCAAAGGCCGCGTTTTGATAGCCGCGCATCCACGTGCACATCGCGGGGCTGAGCATCGGGTAAGGACAGACGTTTTCGCCCATGCCGCGCTCGAATGCCTGTGCGCCCTCGCGCATGAGCGTCTCGATGTCGTCGCGGCTCAGCATGGAAAACCCCTGTGGTGAATGGCGAAGATGCTAGGTGGCGGCAATCTCAGCGTCTAGAAGCCATTGCGAGGCGTTGGAAGGCGGTCAGGTCATACCCGGTGAGGACGCCAGCCACCTCAGCCGGCCCGGTGCGCCGCTGTGCGACATCGGTGCGCTCAAGCGACGGAATCCAGTAGATCCGCCTCTCTTCACGTCGGTCGCGATGGCGTCCGCATTCAGGCAGCGATGTCTTGACCCTGCCAATAGCCGTGAGAGTCGCCAGAACCGCCGCTACGGCCTCCGGTGAACCGTCGAAGATGTGGGATAGCTTGAGGGTCGTGTACGGCGTGCCGGGGATCATGAGAGCGGTTAGGGAATCGAGGGTGAGTGGGAGACGCTGTTTCCGTGGCCGCATGGTGTTCCCCGTTTAGTCGCGTGTGTTGTTGTCGCGCGCTGCTGAGACGATGCACCAGGCGCTGAGACCGATGAGGATCGCCAGTGCGGCGCCGAGGATCAGAACGATGCTCATGCCGTCTCTCCCTTCATCCGTTGCCACATGCTGAAGCGTTGCAGACTGCGCTGCGCCTGCTCGTCGGTCATCGAGGCGATGGCGATCTTCTCGAAGTAGGCATTGCGGGCGTGCTCATCGGCGCATTGCATGTCGACCCGCCGCGCGCTGAGATAGGCCCATTTGGCCCAACTGAATGCGATGTCATGCTCATGATGTCCGCCGAGTGCCATCGGGTTGAGCCCGCTATACGCGCAGAAGTGCTCGAAGTCGGCCTCGAACTTCTGCCACTGCTCAGACGTCATGCGGGCGCGGGCGATCTCAAGCATCTTGGTCGGTGATCCGTAGCTCATCACGCAGCCCGCCCAATCGCGGTGATTGCGACAGCCAGTGCCGGCCATGCATGCGATGTAACGCCATACAACGGACCAGGTTGCCCCTTAGTGCCGATCTGCGGAGTCTTCCCACCTCCCAGCCTCGGGAACAGGTCTAGAACCGCTTGGCGCACGTTTGGATCCTTCGCCTTCGATGTTCCGCACAGGTGCAACTTCACGTCTCGGCGATAGACCAACTTGACCGCGCTCGGATTCTTCGCTGCTTGCACGAAGCGGCCAATCCATACGCATGTCTCGAAGACCTCGCGACCGACTGCCATGCCGTAGCTGGCGATCATCTCGATAGCGATGTCGTCATAGCCATGCATGGCGACTATTTCTAGCATGTCGTCATTCGCCCATACACCCGAGTCGATTACGTGCTGGTTGCAGAAGCGAACCCAACCGCTTTGAGTAGTACCCGGATCGATCGCCAGAATCATGCGGTCGGCTGAAAATGGAATTGTCAAAGCTGCCTC